AATGATGTGAGCAAGACAGAAGCTGTAGCAAACATCGGAGAGAAGCTGTTTCTTGAAAGAGCACAGGTGTACCGTAGGAAGGACAAGGCACTTAATCATCTGGCACTGCTTTTATACGGGAAGTAGTTTAAGATAACATTAGCAGCATGTTAAATAGGAAACCCACTTAGATAGAACGAACTACCTAAGTGGGTATTTTAATGGCCTACTGTATTGCGCTTAATATAAGCTCGTAGGAGCTGTTATCTTTAGTATACATATTTTAATATAAAAATCAACAAAATAAAAATGCACTAATTGATGCATAAATCTTGACAAAAGGCATATAATATAGTATCATTGTATCACCAAAGAGGTGATGCAATGAATCAGCACTATAATCAGAATTATACCTGGGAACAGATTGATGAGATTTTGGCAATGATACATGACTGTATTAGAGAGGGCAGATTCATTATATCAAAAAATGAGAATAGACAAGAAAACATAGATTTTATAAATGAATATAATCTAAACAGCAGAAGGCAAAAGGAGATTTTACTGAAAATAAAAACAGAAGATTTTTGCCATTCATTGCAAAATACGAAAGTAGGATTTGAACATGAGGTTTTATATGTATTTTGTCCCCAGGTTATGTTATTTAATTTTGATGGCATCGAGGAGTTAGTTGATATATATACGAAATTTAATCTAATTGATAGTGAAAGTGGAAAACGAGTGGTTGTTATATCGTTTCATAAGCGAAACAAGCCGATTGATTATCTTTTTCGATGATCAATCAGAAAGTTTGAGAGTTTGAAAGGAGGCCGCCTTATGAATAGGAATAAGACATTTTGCGAGGAATGCAGAAGAGATGTCGAATACATGGTAGAAACAGCAACAATTAAGGGTAAACTTAAAGGCGAAGAATATGAGTATACTGGAAAGAAGGCTGTTTGTACGGAATGTGGGAGCGAAGTCTATGTAGCGGATATAGAGGACGAAAATCTAAAGGCTTTGTATGACACGTACCGTCAAAAAAACGGCATTATTTCGCTGGAGAAGATATTAGAAATACCTCAGAAATACAATATTGGCAAACGTCCGCTATCATTGCTTTTAGGTTGGGGGGAAATGACTTTTTCGAGATATTGTGAAGGTGATATGCCTACAAAACAGTATTCAGATATTCTTCAAAAGATTTATGATGATCCAGCGTATTATAAAGAATTACTGGAGAAAAATAAGGACAATTTAAAATCTCTGCAGGCATATGAAAAAAGTAAGCGGAAGGTACAGGAACTGCTTGGGGAAGAAAACAAAACGGGTTTAAAGCTGGACTCAATTATCCAATATCTGCTTTATAAATGCGAGGACATAACTCCTTTAGCTTTACAAAAGGCGCTATATTATGTCCAGGGTTTTTATTATGCTTTTGAAGGACGGTTTCTTTTTGAAGAAGACTGTGAGGCGTGGGTTCATGGACCGGTTTACAGAGATATATATAACAGGTATTCATCTTATCGGTTTGACCCCATTGAGAGTGTTGAAGCTTTCGATGAATCAGTTTTTACAACTGCTGAAAAAGCGATATTGGATAGCGTTATTAAGAACTTCTGCTGTTATAGCGGAAAAACGCTAGAGAAGTTTACGCATCTGGAGAAACCATGGCGGCATACTAGAGACGGTTTGCCGGTGGATGCGCATTCTAATCGTGTAATACCCAAAGAGTTGATCGGGAAATATTTTGTAGCTGTAAAAGAAAAATTCAACATGCTTACTCCTGGAGATATAGAAGTATATTCGAAAGCTATCTTTGAACAAATAAACTGATATTTTTAGCTTCATTTAAGGTGAGATTTTTATGAGATGTAAAACACAGGTATCCCATATATAATGATATCGTGAAAAAATAACATTAAAACGCATAAGCCCTTCGGGGCTTTTTTTATGCCATAAAACAGGAGTGAGGAAAGATGTACGATAATTGTTTTGGCAGTAACGGAAGGAATGGCTGCAATATCCTGACTGTACACAAGTGTCAGCAAGATAAATGTTCCTTCTATAAAAGCACCAAGGAGTTAGAGGAAGATAGGAAAAAGGCTTATCTTTTGCTTGCAGCTTTACCACCCGATATGCAGCGGTATATCTCCGATAAGTATTATAACGGTAAGATGCCATGGTCAAATAGCAAATGTGTTGTTCAATATTCCAGATGAGATTTTTATGAGATGAAATTCATTATAAATCCAAATATAATGGTATTGTGAAAAGTTATGAATAAGCCTTCATGGGATGAACCTGTGAGGGCTTTTTTTATACCCGTAAAGGAGGTGGCCAGATGCCAAGAAAACCAAAAAGGCCTTGCTCCTTTCCCGGCTGTCCTGAACTGACGGACGGAAGGTACTGCGACATGCATCAAAGGCAAGTGGATGCTTATTACAACAAATACGAACGAGATCCCCAAACAAGAAAACGCTATGACCGGAGATGGAAACGCATCAGGGACAGATATATCTCAGAGCATCCGCTTTGCGAGGAGTGCCAAAAGTACGGAAGGCTTACACCAGCCGAAGAGGTACATCATATTATCCCTTTATCCAAAGGCGGAACCAATGCAGACAATAACCTTATGAGCCTGTGCAAACAATGTCACTCATCGATCACTGCCCGCGAAGGAGAACGATGGGCAAGAAAATAATGGGGTCCCCGAAAAGTCTTTTGACTTTTTGGGGAGAGGAGCAGCCCCAAAGCGGTAAGCCTTTCGCGCTTGCGTGAAAGCGATGAGCGGAGGGCGCTGCGACGAAGGGGGGTCAAAATCTCTGGCGGAGTAGTTTTGTGCAACGGGCGGGGGGGTAACGCGTGAAAATTCGCGGTTTCAAACAGGGTAATAACCCCTAAAAGAAAAGAGGTGAGTAAATGGCCAAAGACGGTACAAATCGAGGTGGTGCTCGGATCGGCTCTGGACAGAAAAAGAAGCCACTTATAGATAAAATTACTGAAGGTAATCCTGGCAAAAGAAAGCTGGAAGTTATCGAATTTAAAAATACAGCAGAGCTTAAAGGGCAGGAGATGCCACAGCCAAGGGCTATGCTTTCAGCAGTTCAAAAGGACGGTAAAACATTAGAAGCCAGCGAAATCTATGAGCTTACATGGAAGTGGTTAGAAGAAAGGGGTTGCGCACACCTAGTCCTACCACAGTTATTAGAACGCTATGCTATGAGTGCAGCTAGATGGATACAGTGTGAGGAAGCAATAACTGAATTTGGTTTTCTTGCTAAGCATCCAACCACTGGGAACGCTATCCAAAGTCCATATGTGTCCATGAGCCACAACTTTATGAGCCAGACTAATAGACTCTGGATGGAAATATATCAGATTGCTCGAGAAAACTGTGTAACAGAGTATTCTGGTGCAAATCCACAAGATGATGTAATGGAACGACTATTGACTGCCCGTAGAGGCAAATAAAGATAAGGAGATGTGAAATGGGTAAGAGATATTTAACAGCAGAAAGTGTATGTGCAGGCCATCCTGATAAATTATGTGATATTATTGCTGACAACATTTTGGATGCATGCCTTAGAAAAGATAAAGCATCACGCGTAGCTTGTGAGGTTTTGGCTACGAAAGGGAAAATTATCGTGGCGGGCGAGATCTCCTGCAGCGAAAAAATTGATATCAGATATATTGTGAAGAATGTGCTTAAACAACTGGGTTATAACCCTTTGAAATTTCTAATTTATGTATATGTACACAATCAAAGTCCTGATATTGCAGCCGGTGTGAATACAGCACTAGAAGCACGAAATGGAATAAACGAACAGTATGGTTCTATCGGTGCTGGTGACCAAGGGACTATGTATGGATATGCCACAAAAGAAACTAGAGAAATGCTACCTCTTCCCCTTGTTTTATCTCATAGGATTGTAAAAAGAATAGATGAAGCAAGAAAAGGTAAGCTCATTAAAGGGATCCTTCCTGATGGGAAGGCACAGGTTACAATTGAGTATAATGGGGAGCTTCCAGTGAGAGTTAAGATCATTGTAGTATCTGTTCAGCATGAAAATAATAAAAGCCAGGAAGAGTTAAAAGCGGATATTATAAATTATGTATTGTGGCAGTGCTTTGAGGACTTTCCTTTTGATAATGAAACAGAAATCTTAATTAATCCATCTGGCCAATTTATATTAGGAGGACCTGCTGCAGATACAGGCTTAACTGGTAGAAAAATCATGGTAGATACTTATGAAGGTCTTGCTTCTCATGGTGGTGGCGCACTTAGCGGGAAGGATCCAACCAAAGTAGACCGAAGTGGTGCTTATATGGCTAGGTATATTGCTAAACATATCGTATGGTGTGGTTTTGCTGAGAAATGTGAAGTCAGTATTTCCTATGCCATCGGTAAGGCAAATCCTGTGGCTTTTTCAATAAATACATTTGGTACAGGAACTGTTTCAGATGAAGTTTTAACCCTAGCAGCTCAAGAGGTTTTCAACCTAAGGCCTGCAGCAATTATCGAAAAGCTTAGACTTAGAAACATTCACTACTCTGATACAGCAGTTTATGGACATTTTAATAGTTGTCTTTTCCCTTGGGAGGATGTTGATAGATACAATGAATTAAAAGCAGCGGTGGAAAAATATGTAGATAGGGAATATGTATAAGTAGTTATCTGCTAGAAAAAAATGCTCCAGACTTTTTATCTAGAAAGCATAGAATTAGCTTTATCTAAATAACCATAATTTATCACAATTTATCTAAATTTATCATTGACAAAAAATAAAAAATAACATATGATTAAATTAGATAAATTAAAGGAGGTATTACGATGAATTATGAAAAAGTAATTCTTGAAATGCTTACACGGATAAAGGACCTAGAAGAAAAAGTAGATATGTTACAAGAATACCAGCAAGAGTTGCAAAACAAAGATGAGGGTGAAGATGATGTAACTAGCGGAGAAGAAAAAAAGGAAAGTGGAAGGAAACGAACCCGCAGAGAGATTATGGCAATTCTAGAAGAAAAGTATGGGTATAGTGTTCGAAAAGGAAATCGCTCTGAAGGAAGTGGTATTGTAGCAAGTAAGAATGGGAAATCATACAATATCAAGGTTTCATATAGTCGTTCATACACTGATAGCGATGAGGTAATTTGCTCTGGATGGCATACTGTATTTGATAAAGAAATAGATAATCCAGATTTCCCATATTTCATCTTTGTAGTTGAAGGCAAAGAGGGTGAATTCCATTACTTTATTTTTAAACGTGAAGACCTTATTAATGAATTTGACGATAAGGCTTATGATGCCAACAAAAAACTCCACTTCTATTTCCGAGTAACAAAGGATGGTAAACCACTTGAGGTCAGAGAGACGGAAAAAGATATGACTGCCTATTATAACAACTGGGATATATTCAAATAGTAAAAGCAAAACTTAAAGATTCATCAATCAATAACACGCTTCTATTAAATGAGGCGTGTTTTTATTTTGGGAGGTTAGCATGAATATAGATAAGATTTCTATCAAAAAGTTGATCCCTGCCGATTATAATCCTAGAAAGGATTTAAGGCCAGGTGATCCAGAGTATGAAAAACTAAAAAGGTCATTTGAGGAGTTTGGGTATGTTGAACCAATTATTTGGAATAAAACTACAGGTAGAGTGGTTGGTGGCCATCAGAGACTGAAAGTTCTACTGAGCATGGGTATGGATGTAGTGGATTGTGTAGTTGTAGAGATGTATGAGGAAAAGGAGAAGGCTCTTAATATTGCAATTTATAAAACCTGTATTATCACAAAAACGACTTGTTTATAAACCTTTGGGTAGTTTCTATCAGGTTTTATCTGCAGAATCCTATACCAAACATGGACTAAATGTGCATGGTGTGGTATTTGACGAACTACATGTTCAGCCCAATAGACAGCTTTTCGATGTTATGACCCATGGTTCAGGTGATGCAAGAAAGCAGCCGTTATATTTCCTAATTACCACTGCCGGCAATGACACACATTCAATTTGTTACGAGGTGCATCAAAAAGCTAAAGACATCTTGGAAGGGCGAAAGGTTGACCCTACATTTTATCCAGTAGTTTACGGTGCTGACGAAGATGATGACTGGACTGATCCAAAAGTGTGGGCGAAAGCCAACCCCTCAATGGGCATTACCGTTGATATAGAAAAGATTCAAATTGCTTGTGAAAGTGCAAAGCAAAATCCAGCAGAAGAGAACCTGTTTAGGCAGTTGCGTTTGAATCAATGGGTAAAGCAGTCGATACGCTGGATGCCAATGGATAAATGGGATAAGTGTGCGTTTCCTGTTGATGCAGAAAAACTGCGCGGCAGAACCTGTTACGGAGGGCTTGACCTGTCATCTACTACCGATATTACAGCCTTTGTACTGGTGTTTCTGCCGCTTAATGAATCGGACAAATATCAGATCCTGCCTTTTTTCTGGATACCGGAGGAGAACATCGACCAGCGTGTGCGGAGAGATCATGTACCGTATGATGTCTGGGAGAGGCAAGGCTTTTTATATACCACCGAGGGTAACGTGGTGCATTACGGTTTTATCGAGACATTTATTGAGGAACTCGGTATGAAATATAACATTAAGGAAATAGCCTTTGACCGCTGGGGCGCAATTCAGATGACGCAAAACCTCGAGGCTTTGGGGTTTACGGTTGTTCCATTCGGTCAGGGTTTCAAGGATATGTCGCCGCCTACAAAAGAGTTGATGAAGCTGACATTGGAAGAACGCATCGCCCATGGTGGTAATCCAGTACTGCGGTGGATGATGGACAATATCTATGTCAAAACCGATCCCGCCGGAAACATTAAGCCGGATAAAGAAAAATCCACCGAGAGAATAGATGGTGCGGTAGCGTTAATTATGGCGCTTGACCGCGCGTTAAGGCATGACGGGGATGAACGCAACGGATCAATTTATGATGAAAGGGGGCTGTTGATTATATGAGTGTATTTTCCCGTTTGTTCAAAGCAAGGGATAAGCCGAAAAACAGCCTGTTCGGTAATGCATATAGCTTTTTCTTCGGCGGCACCAGCAGCGGAAAAGCTGTCAATGAGCGGACGGCCATGCAGACAACTGCAGTGTATGCCTGTGTAAGGATACTTGCAGAGGCCATCGCCGGTCTTCCGCTTCATGTGTACCGCTATAAAGAAGACGGTGGCAAAGAAAAAGCGTTGACCCACCCGCTCTATTATTTACTCCATGACGAACCAAACCCTGAGATGACTTCATTCGTGTTCCGAGAAACACTGATGAGTCATCTTCTTTTATGGGGAAATGCTTACGCTCAAATTATTAGGGATGGTTCCGGACGAGTGCTGGCGCTTTATCCACTTTTGCCAAACAAAATGACGGTAGACAGGGCTCCAAACGGAGAGCTGTTTTACACTTATCGGCGCGACAGCGATGAGAGTAGGGTTAATCCAAAAGCAGGCCTTATATACCTACGAAGTGATGAGGTTCTTCACATCCCGGGACTCGGTTTTGACGGACTGATCGGATACTCCCCTATTGCTATGGCCAAGAACGCCATAGGCATGGCTATTGCCTGTGAAGAGTATGGTGCATCCTTTTTTTGCCAACGGTGCAAATCCGGGTGGTGTTCTGGAACATCCCGGCGTATTAAAGGATCCGGCAAAGGTGCGAGAAAGCTGGAACGCTGTTTATCAAGGAAGTGCCAATGCTCACCGCATTGCAGTTCTGGAAGAGGGAATGAAGTTTCAGCCAATCGGCATTCCACCCGAACAGGCACAGTTTTTAGAGACAAGAAAGTTCCAGATAAACGAAATTGCCCGGATATTCCGAGTACCTCCCCATATGGTTGGAGATCTTGAAAAGTCAAGCTTTTCAAACATCGAACAGCAATCTTTGGAATTTGTTAAATACACGCTTGACCCGTGGGTGGTGCGTTGGGAACAGGCTCTCCAAAAAGCGCTGCTTTTACCATCAGAGAAGCCAAATTTACAACATGCTTATGGATTACAAAGGCAAAGTGACGGTAAAGATTGACGGTATTGCGGCCAGCGCCGCTTCGGTCATAGCTATGGCTGGAGGTGACGTCTTTATGTCACCAGTCAGCATGATGATGATTCACAACCCTATGACAATAGCCATCGGTGATACAGAGGAAATGGAGAAAGCGATCGCAATGCTGGAGGAAATAAAGGAATCCATCATCAACGCCTATGAGCTGAAAACCGGACTTTCCCGGGCAAAAATATCGCACCTTATGGATGCGGAAAGCTGGTTTAACGCAAGAAAAGCGGTGGAACTTGGCTTTGCCGATGGCATTCTGTTTATGGAGGATGAATCGTTCCCATCCGAATTTGAAGTATCAGGAGGAATGATCTTCAGTAGGCAGGCAGTAACAAATTCCATCCTGCAAAAGCTTAAACCAAAAGAAAAACCAAAAGGAACACCAATTGAGTCGCTTGAAAAGCGGCTTTTTCTACTTTTACCCCACTAAATCTGCGATTTAGCGGGGACCCCAAATAAAACCTTAAGGAGGATGTGATTATGAGCAAAATACTGGAACTGCGTGAAAAACACGCGAAAGTATGGGAAGCTACTAAAGCTTTCCTCGACAGCAAACGCGGGAACGACGGACTGCTTTCACCGGAGGATACCGCAACTTATGAAAAAATGGAAGCCGATGTTATTGCGCTGGGCAAAGAAATAGAGCGTCTTGAGCGTCAGGCTGCCATAGATTTGGAACTGTCAAAACCGTTGAATATTCCCATTACAGACAAACCCACTTCCATATCTGGCAACAATGAAAAACCGGACGTGCCAGCGATGAGTACAGGCAGTCTTTCTGGAACATGATGCGCGGCAGGCGCAAATATGACGTACACAACGCGCTGCAGATTGGAGAGGACACCGAAGGTGGATATCTTGTTCCCGACGACTTTGAGCGTACTCTTGTGGAAGCACTGGAGGAGGAGAATATCTTTAGGCAGATTGCCAATGTTATTACCACGTCCAGCGGTGACAAGAAAATTCCTGTGGTGGCAAGCAAGGGTACTGCATCCTGGGTGGATGAGGAAGGCCAGATTCCCGAAAGCGATGACTCCTTTGCACAGGTATCCATCAGCGCATATAAGCTGGCTACTATGATCAAGGTGTCAGAGGAATTGTTAAACGATAGTGTATTCAACCTTGAGCAGTATATAGCCAAAGAATTCGCCCGCCGAATCGGAGCAAAAGAGGAGGAAGCATTCTTTATCGGTGACGGATCTGGCAAGCCAACCGGTATCTTGGCAGATAACGGCGGTGGCGAGATAGGAGTAACTGCGGCGAGTGCAACAGCCATTACCCTTGACGAGATCATGGACTTGTTCTACAGCCTAAAGTCTCCGTACCGCAGGAACGCTGTATTCATTATGAATGATTCGACAATTAAAGCTATAAGGAAGCTCAAAGACAACAACGGTCAGTATCTCTGGCAGCCTTCTGTAACTGCTGGAACACCGGATACTATCCTCAATCGTCCAGTTAAAACTTCTGCATTTATGCCAGCCATTGCCGCCGGAGCAAAAACGATTGTATTCGGCGATTTTTCTTATTACTGGGTGGCAGACCGTCAGGGCAGGGTTTTTAAGCGGCTTAATGAGTTGTATGCTGCGACCGGACAAGTTGGATTCATGGCAACCCAGCGTGTAGATGGCAAGCTGGTACTGGCTGAAGCAGTCAAGATACTGCAGCAGAAATCAACTTAATGAAAACGGAGGTGCTGCGGCATGGAACTTTTGGAGAAGGTTAAAGCAAACCTCATATTGCAGCACAGCGAAGATGACGCACTTTTACAAGAGTATATCAAAGCCGCAGTGGCCTATGCGGAAAGTTACCAGAAAAAGCCGGAAGGATATTATGCCGAAAACCCCATGCTGCCTACTACTGAGCAGGCTGTTATTATGCTGTCGAGCCATTTTTATGAAAGCAGGGATGGCTCGACGGCTGGCTTTTTTGGGGATAGTGTGCAGGCTGGACAGCAGGTATGGAATACAGTTAATCTATTGCTGCGGCTCGACCGGGATTGGAAGATATAGGGGCCCCCGCAAAGTCATCCGACTTTGTGGGGAGAGGACGAACAACGGAATGAATGAGCTTTTCGCGCTTGCGCGGAAACGAATGATATGGAGTTTGTGAGGACGATATGAGCTTTGGGAAAATGAGAACTTTTGTGGATATTATCTCAGTCAAGCCGGTTAAGGATAGTGAGGGTTTTGCTGAAAAAGGTGATGTTATTCTTGCTTCGGTAAGGGCATACAAGGAAGATAGGCATGGCAGTGAAAAATGGGCAAACAGGGCGGCGTTTTCGCAGGCGTCTGCCCTGTTCCGCTTCCGTAGGATCCCTAACCTTGAAATTACTACAGATCTTGTACTCGTTTGCCGCGATGGCCGGTACAACATTATCAGTGTTGAGGACGTAAAAGGACGCGCAATGTATATTGAGGTGTTTGCGGAAAAAGTGAAATCAAGCAAAGCATAAAAGGGGGAGCTGCAACGTGGCTAAGGTGGAAGTTAAAATGCCGGAAGAGTTCTTGCTCAAGTTATCCAGACTTGGAGAAAGAACAGACGAAATCATACCTAAGGTGTTGGAAGCAGGCGGGGAAGTGGTTCTTTCAAAAGTGAAGTCCAATCTTCAGTCAGTTATCGGGAGCGGCACTAAATATCCGTCCAGAGCAACCGGTGAATTGGTAAATGCTTTGGGACTCTCTCCTGCCAAACAGGACAGGGATGGAAACCACAACATAAAAATCGGCTTTACTGAACCAAGGAAGGATGGGGAAAGCAATGCGAAGATTGCTAATATTATTGAGTATGGCAAGTCCGGGCAGCCTCCAAGGCCCTTTTTGAAACCGGCAAAATCAGCTACAAGGAAGTCCTGCATCGAAGCAATGAAGTCAAGACTGGAACAGGAGCTGGATCGTATATGAGCATATTGTCAGAATTAAACTCGTTATTGGATGGTTTGGGTATCCCCATTGAAACCGGGGTATTTAGCGGTGTACCGCCGGATGAGTACCTTGTGATCACGCCGCTTGCGGATACCTTTGAAGTCTTTGCCGACAACCGCCCTCGCCATGAAGTGCAGGAGGCGCGGTTGTCTTTGTGTGCCAAGGGCAATTATATGACTCTCAAAAATCAGTTGGTGAAGGCGCTGCTGGACGCGGACTTTGCCATCACAGACCGCAGGTATATAGGCCATGAGGACGATACCGGCTATCACCACTATGCCATTGATGTGTCAAAAGAGTATGAAGTAAAGGAGGAATGAAAAACATGGCCACAATCGGACTGGATAGGTTATATTATGCCAAAATAACTGAGAATGAAAACGGAGAAGAGACATACGACACGCCTGTTCCGCTGGCTAAGGCTATTACGGCAGAACTTTCTGTGGAGCTGGCAGAGGCGACGCTTTATGCCGATGACGGGGCGGCAGAAGTGGTCAAGGAATTTCAAAGCGGCACCCTGACTCTTGGCGTTGCAGACATCGGAGTAGCCGCTGCAGAGGTTTTGACGGGAGCCACCCTTGATGACAATAAGGTGCTGATTTCCACCAGCGAGGATGGAGGCGCGCCTGTGGCAATCGGCTTTAGAGCCAAGAAAGCTAACGGCAAGTACAGGTATTTTTGGCTTTACAGGGTTAAATTCGGAATCCCGGCGACAAATCTGCAGACGAAAGGTGACAGCATTACCTTTTCGACACCCACCATTGAAGGGACAGTCATGAGACGTAACAAGCCGGACGGCCAAGGAAAGCACCCTTGGAAGGCAGAGGTCAGCGAAGACGATCCCGGTGTATCGCCTGAAACTATTACCGGCTGGTATACGGAAGTTTATGAGTCGGTATTTGCTGTGGGAGGAGGCAGTGAATGATGCAGGATAATGACAGAAGCGCAATTATCAAAATCGGCGATGAAGAATATCAGCTTATACTAACCACCAGAGCGACAAAGGAGATAGCAAAAAGGTACGGTGGTCTTGAGAATCTCGGTACCAAGCTGATGAAAACGGAAAACTTTGAGATGGCGCTGGATGAAGTGGTATGGCTGATTACACTGCTGGCCAACCAGAGCATTTTGATACACAACCTTAAAAATCAGGATAAGCGTGAACTCCTGACTGAAGAGACAGTGGAACTTCTCACATCTCCTTTGGAACTGGCAGCATATAAAGACGCTATCATGAAAGCGATGTTCAAAGGCACCAAAAGAAATGTTGAAAGTGAGGATGATTTAAAAAACACACCGGCCGAGTGAGCGATGAGGAATTGTTCACTCGGCTTTTATATTACGGCACTGTCCAGCTTAATCGTTCAGAGGAAGAAGTATGGCTCATGCCTGTTGGATACCTGCTTGATTTATGGGAGTGCCACAAGCAGTTTTTAGGGCTGGCCAAACCAAAGCGGATGCTGACCATTGATGACGTGATACCTTATGGAATATAAGCAGCAAAAAAGCAGGGTGGCTGTAATCCCTGCTTTAAAAAGCTGCTTTTATTCCATTTGCAAAAACTCTGCCGCTGTTACGATCTTTGGGTTTGTTATGTCGGATTCAAGGAAATCCCTGTCTCCGGTTACAAGCACGTCAGCTTTTGCCGCAATGGCCGCCCTGAGTATTGGCCTGTCGGATGCGTCCCGGACAAGCGCCTCATCCGACACGTCAACTGCGGGAGTTGGAACAACTTCAAGAACAGTAAGCGCAATCGCCAAAAAGCGTTCAAGCGCCTGGATCTTATGGGGGAATTTCCGGTTGTATACCCGGCGAAGCTCATCGATGTTTTGATCGCAAACCATACCATGGTTGGGGTGTGTTACAGCTTTAATGTACGCCTGATAAGGCGTTCCTTCGCAGCTCAAGGAAGCGGAGATCAGGATGTTGGTGTCAATTAACACTCTCATAGACCTTCAATCTCCGCGCGGACGTCCTTCACCAGATCCATAACATCGTCATCATTGCGGATCCCGGCTTTTTCCGCTTCGCCCTCCATTTCTTTCTGTAGCATTTTCATGGCGTAGACAGCGGAGTTCATAAGGATAACCCGGTCTTCCTCGCAAATGAGGGTGACGCGGTCTCCGGTGGAAAGGCGAAGTTTGGAGCGGATATCTTTTGGCAGCGTGATCTGGCCTTTGGCCATTACCTTTGCATTATCAACTATGGGAACGTTCATGCTAAGTCCTCCTTTTTAGGATTTGAAAAGCAGGAAATTCCCTACTTTCCCTACTATTAGTATATGCCAAACCGCATTGAAATACAATAGCCTTTTATAATTTTTTAATTTTTACTCGAAAGGAGGCGGTTATGTGGCAGACAATTTTGGCTTGAAGATTGGGATTGAAGGCGAAAAGGAATTTAAAAACGCCATACGTGAGATCAATCAAAGCTTCAAGGTGCTGGGCAGCGAAATGAACCTTGTCGCATCCCAGTTTGACAAGCAGGATCAGTCTGTAGAGGCTATCACAGCGCGCAACCGAGTGTTGAATAAAGAGATCGACGCGCAGAAAGAGAAGATTTCCACCTTGGAGAAAGCTCTTGCCAACGCCGCCTCCTCTTTCGGGGAGACCGACAAGCGGACGCAAAGCTGGCAGATACAGCTTAACAACGCAAAAGCAGAGCTGAACAAAATGGAGCGCGAGCTGGAGGCGAACAACAAAACGCTGGATAATGCGGGAAAAGAGTTTGACGAAGCGGAGAAACAGGCGGACGAATTTGGCAGAGAAATTAAAAAAGCTGCGGATCAGGCGGACGACGCAAGCGGGCGTTTTGAGAAACTGGGCGGCGTTTTGAAAGGAATCGGCGTGGCCATGGGTGCGGCTATGGCCGCCATTGGTACGGCGGCGGTCGGCGCTGGTGGATATGTCGGTAAATTCGGCTGCCTATGCCGACGAAATCCTCACCGCCTCGACCGTAACCGGCATGTCCACCGACAGCCTGCAGGCGTATAAATACGCCGCGGAGCTTGTGGATGTCTCCTTGGATACTTTAACCGGCAGCATGGCAAGGAACGTTAGATCCATGTCTTCCGCAAGAAAAGGCACCGGCGAGGTCGCAGACGCTTACCGGAGGCTCGGCGTTTCGGTCACTGACATGAGCGGCAATCTGCGCGACAGCGAAACGGTATACTGGGAAACCATAGACGCACTTGGCAAGGTGTCAAACGAAACCGAGCGCGACGCGCTGGCCATGCAGATTTTTGGCAAGTCGGCCCAAGAACTGAACCCCTTGATCGCACAGGGTTCGGCAGGGATAGCGGAGCTGACCGAGGAAGCAAAACGTATGGGCGCGGTTATGAGCGAGGATTCGCTGAACGCCCTCGGCAAATTCGATGACAGCATCCAACGGCTCAAAGCCGGCAGCGCAGCAGCCAAGAACATGCTGGGCACCGTACTGCTCCCCCAGCTTCAGATATTGGCCGACGACGGCGTTGCACTTCTTGGGGAATTTACTCGTGGATTATCCGAAGCAAATGGCGACTGGACGAAGATAAGCGAAGTCATAGGCAATACGATGGGAAGCCTTGTAAATATGCTGATGGAAAACCTGCCCAACCTCATTCAGGTAGGCTTGGATATCGTCACCTCCATCGGCGGTGCAATAGTGGAGAACCTCCCAGTCATTATCGACGCGGCGGTTCAGATTGTCATGACCCTATTGCAGACGTTGATCGACGCACTGCCGAGGATTATTGCGTCAATCATTGATTTCGTGACGAACAATATGCCGAAAATCATAGAATTGGGAATTACGCTTATCGTACAGCTTGCTGCCGGGCTTGTGAAAGCCATTCCAGAACTAGTTTAACCGCTGGACGGCAAAACTGAACGGGAATAACGTTTTAAGTGATATCGAAGGGGATTTCTTCGAGCTTTCTCCGGGCGATAACAGTCTTGTCTTTTTAGCGGAGGGCGGCAAGGCGGAGATTGAGACTACCGTTTATGGGAGGTGGTTATAGTGTTTGATGGGTTCAAGCTGTATTGTTGGATTTTATGCAGACAAGACAATGACTGTGGACCGCATCCTCTTGAAATTAGCGACGCACATTCCTACCGAGACCTGTTATGATGTTAAAATACAGGTAAGTATCGGTGAGAAGGCGGATAGTACAGGTATAGTAAACGAAACAGTAGTAGCGGAAAACTGGCAGCCAAAGCAGGAACCGCTGGACCTTTACGATGCGGGCCTCGGCATTTCCTGGCCGGTAGGAAGGTACGATATCATCCGTTTTGATCAGCCTTACACTGTCCAGGCGGGGAATTGGTATAATCTACGCTTTCTTACTAAGAACATATCTGATAAACAGCAGGAGCTGCGCCTCTTTATGGACCCCAGCCTGTTTAATGTGGAAAACTGTGCTACCAATAGTTACGAGAGCGACTATGACAGGGTAGGGGGATGGGCAGTACATCATGGCCTGCCCATGCTCATCCTTTCAGACGGTACGGGAGAAAAAGAAAGGGAGGATTTATACAACGCCAGAATCGATGCGGATACGGCGAGGCTTATAAGGACGATTGAAGAATACGCAGGGGATTGTGTTTCATTTGAAAGGCAGGATCCAATAGAAAATATTGATACAGCTGCTAATACAATAGCAATACCCTTGTTTGGCGCTTCATGGACAGAAACGGAGGATATTCTTGACCCGGTAACCGGAGAGAAAATCGGGGAAAGTCCGGCTGGCAGCTTTGAAAAGGTGGAAACCTGCCTAAAAGTAGTATTTGACAGAAGCTTTACCACTAGAAAGCTTGCTTTTAATCCTGCTTTACCATTCGGCACCGGCTACGTATCCCTGTGCGACGTATATATGGGGGATTGGAACAGCGGAGACCCTGATAACTTTACTCTTCTTCGCCGGGGATTTACGCCCAATAAAAAATGGCGGGAAATTCACACAATGGAAATAGAATTTGATGATCAGAAAACCTGTTTTATTCAGGCAGGACATGAATACTGTCTTAAGTTTGTAACAAGAAACAGCACTAGGAATGAAGATGGAGATATAGAAGGGGTATTTTGTATTTCCGGAAGGTACGATCTGGAAAACTCAGAAATAACAGGCTTTTGGAACAGCAGGGCGGCCGGGGGAGTCAAGGAGGCGGCGGTTAATCCTGACCTGTGGTTTATAAGTGAAGAAAGTACTTATCCTGAGGGAGCATATATTCCGCCGGTATGGACGCTTGCTTTTCCCTTCGGTGCCCATAACGAAACATTGAGAGGGAATCAAAGCAGCCACAACATGGAGGCCATGTTTACCATCCAAGCAGGGGTATTTGATACCCGCAAGAACCACAACCCCGCTGCCATCACTGCCATGGATGAAATTCCCCGCGTGATGATGCTAAACGATGCTCTGATGCCGCCTTTTGCTGACCTGATTAAACTCCATACCTTTGAAATGTTCAGCTCTAAAAAACCCAAGCCGCCCCTTTCAATATACGGCTATGTGATCAACCGGGAATGGGGCTGCTATTCCTTGCGGGAAAACAAAGACCTTATTGATATAGCTATATTTGACGGATATAACTTTACAGGGGATTTAAACCTGGCAGGGGATTTAAACCCGGACAAGACATGGTGGAAGAGCATGGGCAAACCGGCTTATGTCGTATTCGGGAATTACGGAGAGAACGGTTTTGACCCGGATATAGCATCACAGGTTTTTTTAAATCCTCAAGCAAGCATACAGGCTATAGCAGATACCATTACAAATGAAGGCTGGGATGGGGTGTGTATCGATTTTGAGGAAGTAAGGGAGACGGAGAGGGAAGCAGCAAGCGCATGGTTTAGGGCGCTCGCTCAAAAGCTGCATACTGAGATGGACAAATATTATGGGTTGGTGGTGGCGGCACCTTACCCTTATGCCAGTGACAGCCAGTGGGATGCATGGTTTGATTACTGCGAAATAGCAAAGTGGGCGGATAAAATATCTCCCATGACATATCTTGACCATGGCCCTTGGACTGAACCCAGGCCTATTACGAATTTAGAAGATTTCAAACGCCGGTATTTGCAAGAAATACGCTGGACTGCCTAAAGTACATAAGGCAGCTTAAAGAAAAAAATATTCCGGTTTACTTTGAAAAGGAAAATATAAACACGCTGGATTCCAAAGGAGAAATCCTGTTGACCATTATGGCATCTTTGGCACAGCAAGAAAGCCAATCGTTAAGCCAGAATGTAAAACTGGGTATTCAGTACCGATATCAGCAAGGGAAAATCCATATCAATCACAACCGGTTTCTTGGCTATACAAAGGATAAGGATGGCAATTTAGTTATCGTACCTGAAGAAGCTGAGATCGTTAAACGCATTTACAGAGAATATCTTGAAGGTTCCAGTATGCTACAGATAGCAAGAGGTTTGGAAGCTGACGGAATACTTACGGGTGCAGGCAATCCAAGATGGCATACCAGCACCATCAATAAGATTTTGAGGAATGAAAAATATATCGGTGATGCGCTGCTGCAAAAAACTTACACTGTAGATTTTTTATCAAAGAAAAGGGTATCCAATAATGGTATTGTTCCGCAATACTATGTAGAAAACAGCCATGAGCCTATAATCCCGCGTGAAATCTTTATGCAGGTTCAGGAACAGCTTGTTAAAAGAAGATGTGTGCATATAAGTAAGAACGGAAAAAAGAGAAACTATAGCAATAATCATCCTTTATCACAGATGGTCTTCTGCGGCAACTGTCATGAAATATTTCGAAGGGTTCATTGGAATAACCGAGGAAAGAAATCAATCGTATGGAGATGTGTTAGCCGATTAGAAAATACCGGTTTGTTTTGTACCGCTTCCACTATACTTGAAGATACGCTTAAAGAGAAAATTGTAGAAGCCATCAATATAGCAGTCAGCGGAAAAAACTCTTTTCTGGCCATACTGAAGAAGAATATTGAAACCGTATTAAGCGAGGATTTGGATGAGAGTACGGCAGATATTGATAAAAGGCTGGAAGAACTCCAAACCGATTTGATCCAAAAGGCAAATTCAAAGGAAGCATACGATAATATTGTCAACGAGATTTACCGCTTACGGGACTTAAGGCAAGAAACACTTTCAAGAAACGCTCTTCGCCAAGATAAGCGGGATCGGATAGCTGAAATGACGGACTTCCTTAACACGCAAACCGGTGACATTACGGAGTTCGATGATAAACTGGTCAGAAAACTGGTTGAAAAAGCAACGGTATATAATGACAGGATAGTGGTTGAGTTTAAGTCGGGGTTTGTGGTAGAAGTAAAGTTATAAGCTCGTATTATAACGAGAAATATGCCAGGATAACTTGAGAATTATAGGAGCTAACGCGAGGATGAGTTTTACTCAGGCGGAGTTTAAGTGGAAAGATACACTTGCAAGGGTTAGGGGGATAGAAAAAATGCTTCGGGGAAAGGAAATTGTGAAGGAGTTTGATGAGGATTTGTTTACTTTACTGGTGGAGAGAATACGGGTAAAGTCGCTGGTGGAGGTGGTGTTTGTATTGAAGGCGGGGGTTGAGGTAAGGGAGATATTGGGATAAGTGAAGGATTTAAAAGATTACCGGTTAAGGTGAACAGCTACCTTGACCGGTTTTTTTTATTTTGAAAATTAGAAACGATTGACAACTGCATTTTAGCTGTACTATAATAATAACTAAATACGATAACGAAATTCGATAGCGGAAATAGATAATAGAATCGATAATGAGGTGAAAACAATGACTGGTTTTGTTAACAAGCGGTTGTTTCAAGGTTTTATCTGCTTGCATATTTTGCACCATGCGGACAAAGAGCCTGTTTATGGAAGCTGGATGATTGAGGAATTAT